AGGGGAGTTAGTGGCTAAAGGCGATATGAGAGCCGTACAGCTATATTTAAGCTATCGTTATGGTAAACCTAAGGAAAGTGTAGACATCAACTCTAGTGAGGGTTTAAACATTAATTTTAGAGATTTAATAAAGTTCGTTGATTAAAGTAAAAAAGAAATATATGCCTATTGTTGAAAGTGACAGTAGGTATTTTATTGTCAGTGGTGGGCGTGGTTCTGGAAAGTCTTTTTCAGTAAACGCCCTTTTAGTGATGCTTACTTACGAACAAGGACACACGATACTGTTTACTCGTTATACATTAACCTCAGCTTATATATCAATCATTCCAGAGTTTATAGACAAGCTAGAACAGTTTGGTTCAATAGCAGACTTTCACATAACCAAAGATGAGATACTAAACAAAAAGACAGGAAGTAAAATAATATTCAGAGGGATAAAAACCTCAAGCGGTGACCAGACTGCTAACTTAAAATCTTTACAAGGTATTACTACGTGGGTTGTAGATGAAGCAGAGGAACTAGTAGACGAGCAGAAATTTGATACTATTGATTTATCAGTAAGACAACAAGGCAAACCAAATAGAATTATATTAATACTAAACCCAACTACAAAAGAACATTTTATATACAGACGTTTCTTTGAGGATAGAGGGGTGCAAGAGGGTAGCAATACAACTAAAGAAAACACTACATATATACACACTACTTATAAGGATAATATAAAGAACTTATCTCAAAGCTATATAGAACAGATAGAGCAAATGAAGATAAGACGTCCAGAAAAATACAAACAGCAAATGTTAGGTAAGTGGTTAAATAAAGCAGAGGGGGTTATATTTAATAATTGGAGTGTAGGAGAATTTAAGCATATAAGCAGTAGCGTATGGGGTCAAGATTATGGTTTTGCAGCAGACCCTAGTACTTTAGTTGAAGTCAATATAGACAGTTCTAACAAACGAATATATCTAAAAGAATGTTTCTACTTACAAAGACTAACTACATCACAAATAGCACAACTTAATTTAAAACACGCTAGAGAGGGTTTAATCGTTGGAGATAGTGCAGAGCCTAGACTGCTAAGTGAAATAAAAGCAAAGGGTTGTAATGTACGCCCAAGCATAAAAGGACAAGGGAGCGTTATTTATGGTATTAGCTTATTACAAGATTATGATATTATAGTAAGTCCAGATAGCACTAACTTAATTAAAGAACTAAACAACTATCGTTGGCTAGAACGTAAATCAAATACACCAATAGACAAATACAATCACTTAATAGATGCGGTGCGTTATGCAGTAGGCTTTCAATTACAAAACCCAAACAGAGGTAGATATACCGTATCTTAGTTACTAAAATAAATTAAAAAAGTTTATATATTAATATGGAAGTAAAGCTAATTATACCTACATCGTTAAATGAAATCACTCTAGGACAGTATCAGGAGTTTTCAAAACTAGATATTACAAAGGAGTCAGAGGTGCAGTCTAAGATGATTGAGATATTTTGTAAAGTACCTGTTGAGGTTGTACGTTCAATGAAAGCAAAAGATATAACAGACATTTGCACTATTATAAATAATATGTTTGATGTAGAGCATCAGATGTTAAATAGGTTTGATTTAAACGGTGTTAAATACGGTTTTATACCAGACTTAGAAAATATAAGTTTTGGAGAGTACGTAGACTTAGATACCTTTATGGGGGATAATGATAACCTGCATAGAGCTATGAATGTTTTATATAGACCTATTGACTTAAAACAAGGTGTGAGATACACGCTCAAAGAGTATGACCCAGATACAAACGAACAAGCAAAAGACTATCCTTTAGATGCTGTATTCGGTGCTATGGTTTTTTTTTACGATTTAGGGAAAGACTTATCGACAGTTATCCTGAACTCTTCGAGCAAACAGAACGAGCAGAACTTAGCGCAGTATCTGGGTTCACTACAAAATGGGGCTGGTACAATTCCATCTATGGAATCGCTAAAGGAGATATTACAAAATTTGAAGATATCACTAAACTAAATGTGCACGAGTGTTTAACATACTTAACTTACACAAAAGAAAAAAACGAAATAGAAGCAAGAAATATTAAAAATAAATTCAAATGAGTTACACAGGAATAAGAGGATACTATTTATTAACCCAAGCTATTAAAGATGCTTTACTAGGTGATATAAATGTAAACACCGTTACAGAGGGTGATTTATTTGATATTGATTTGTCTAAGCAGTCTATATTCCCTTTATCGCATTTGATAGTAAATACAGTTACAGCGCAAGAGAGTGTTTTAAGGTTTAACGTTTCTATACTAGCAATGGATATAGTAGATGAAAGTAAAGAGCCTACATCAGATATATTTATAGGTAACAATAATGAGCAAGATGTACTTAATACACAATTAGCAGTATTAAATAAGTTAGTTCAGGTTTTAAGGCGTGGAGATTTATATAACGATAAATACCAATTAGATGGTGATGCAAACTGTGAGCCTTTTGTAGATAGGTTCGAAAATAAAGTAGCAGGGTGGACTGCAACTTTTGATGTGTTGGTAAATAACGATATAAAAATATGTTAGCTGATAAATCTATACAGGAGGAATTAAATAAATTTGCAAAGTATGTTATTCAGCAAAGCAGAAGCAACCTATCTAAAAGTGATAAGAACGATACTAAGGCACTTTATAATAGTTTAGGGTATAATATAGAGCTAACGACAAAAGGAGCTGAACTAGGCTTTAGTATGGAGCAATACGGAGAGTTCCAAGACAAAGGGGTGAGAGGAAAGTCATCAAGCAGTAAAGCACCAAATAGTCCGTTTAGGTTTGGAAGTGGCACAGGAAAAAAAGGTGGTTTAACAAACAGTATTAATAAATGGGTTAAGCGTAAAGGAATACAATTTAGAGATAAAAAATCTGGACGGTTTTTAAGTTATCAAAGCACAGCGTTTTTAATATCCAGAAGCATATACCAAAAAGGAATTAAACCTAGTTTGTTTTTTACTAAACCATTTGTAGCAGCGTTTAAGAGGCTTCCAGATGATTTAATAAAAGCCTACTCAATAGGACTTGATAAAGATTTAATAAAATTAACAAAAAGATAAATGGCAAAGATTAATACAAGAAGTCCATATTATGTAAGCACAGGGACAGTTATAGGTTTGACAAGTGCAACCTTAGACTTATACATATACACAGGAACACAAGGGGTAGGGGGTGTTTTCAACAGTAGACCTACTAAGCCTACATACTCCTTACAGTCTTTTGCAGTGCAAGGTGTATCTGTTTTTGAGATTAGCGAATTAGTTAAAGATTATTTTCAAAATAATTTTGATGGCTTTTATCAAAGTGATAACTACTGGGTAGATTATAGAACGACTAATTTTATTAGTGGTGTAGCTCAAACGCCTAGCAGCTTTACTGGTTTAACAGGTTTTTACGGTTACGGTTATTTTGACGATGGAGCAAACCCAGAAAACGATTATAGCTTATTACAGTCAAATAAAACGATAATTAAATTAGATGGTGAACTTTTAACCTTAGCAGTTGATACCTCTAAGACTTCAAGCGTAGACTTTTATTTTAATAGTCAGCTTGTGTTTAGTAAGTCAATTTCAAGCAGTACGCAGAATAACCTACAAACAGAATACGTTAAAAACGCTGCTACTACTGTTGAAGATTTTGAGAACAGAGTTATACAAGACGGTGGTACTTTTGAAAGCAGTAGCTGTTTAACTAGCTTTACTGATAGCTTAATTTTTTCTGTTGATACTATTTATGTAAACGGTGTAGATGGAGTTGATTTAATCAAAGTTCAAAACATTGAAGAATGTAAATACCAACCTTATAAAATAACCTTTATAAATAAATTCGGTACTCTTCAAAATATATGGTTTTTCAAAAGGTCAAATGAAACACTAACAACTAAAAAAGAAGATTTCAAACGTAATATAATAGTAAACGGTACTTACAATATAAGCAACCATCAAAACAAAGTACTTACTAAAAATGGTAGTGAAAAACTAACTTT